GTTGGCCGTTGGCGGTCAGCCTATTAGAGTCGCAGCTTTGCAGCAGCTAAATAAAGACCGGGTTAGCCAGAAAGTCGCTCAGGTCCACTTCACTCTCCGCACCGCTGATGCAGCGTCCCAGCGCCATAATGAGCGCCATGGCCGCATCGATCTTCTGCTCAGGGCGAGACTTGCGTGGGTAGACGTTGCCCCTGGCATCGTAGTGACCGACCACGTTGCTGAGGCACCAGTCCAGCACGGGATTGCCGTCGTGCCGAACGCGGCCAGCCAGCATCGCCGCTCCGAGCTCCTTGGTCGGCTCCGAGAGGTTGCCGGTGCGCATGTGGAACTCCACCACCGGCAACCCATCCGCCGCCAGCGACTGGCGCATCTGCCGCGCCTGCCAGGGGTCAAAGGCCAGGCTGCGGAGACGGAACTTCTCCGCCAGTGCGCGGATGTCGTCCTCCACGGTCTGCATGTCGGTTTCGTTGCCCGGCGTAACGCTCAGCCAGCCTTCCGCCGCCCAGCCCGGATAAGATGGATTCCGCGCCTCCAGCACCGCGGCCTCGTTCAGATAGCAGCGGGCAAAGACGTCGTAGTGTGGCTTGCCGTCTGCGCCGCGGCGCGGGAACACCAGAGCCAGGGCCGTCAGGTCGGTGGTGGCCGCCAGATCCACGGCCACGTGGCAGTCGCGGCCCGCCATGTCCTCTAGGGTGAGACTGGAATCGGCGCAGGCCTTCCAGGCACGGGTGCTGAACAGCGCCTCATCGGCACCGACCCAGATGTTGAGGTGGCGCGTCTTGGCCGCGGCCTCTTGCGCGGGGTTGTTCCTGGCCTGCCGCATGATGGCGCGGATCGCGTCGGGTTGGACAGCCTGACCCCAGGAGGGGTTCGCCTTGACCCACGAAGCCTCCTCCCAGGGATCATCGCCCTCGTCCACCGTGTAGATCAAGGCGAAGAGCCGCTCATCCTCTTGCACACCATCCAGAACCCGAACTGCGTAGTCCCACATCTGCCGGCCGATGCCGCTGTTGTTGCCGGTGGCCGTGCTGATCGAGAGCAGCAGAGGATGGCGCCGCTTGCCCATGGCGGTGAGCAGCACATCGTAGACTAGGGCCGTGCGGTGACTGGCCAGCTCATCGCACACGGCCACGGTCACGTTTAACCCGTCGAGCGACTTGGCATCAGAGGAGACCGGTACAAACCTGCTAGCGGTGCTCTCCTGGTAGATGGCATTCGCCCGCTCTGCCACGCCAAAGGCCTGACGGAACTCCGGACTGCGGCGGACCATCTGCTGGGCAGCGTCGAACAGGATGCGGGCCTGGTCCCGCGTCACCGCGGCGGCATAGCCCTCGGCACCGCCCTCCCCTTCAATGAAGGTCAGGTAGAGCGCAGTCGGCGCGGCAAAGGTGGTCTTGCCATTGCCGCGGGGCACGTAGACCACCGCCTGCCGGAACCGGCGGGTGGTGGTACCGCGCTCCACGAAGCCGAAGAGGTTGGCAAAGACGAAGCACTGCCAGCCCATCAGCCGCAGCGGGCGCCCCGCCTCCGGCCCCTTGATGTTGGGCAGCTGCTCGGCGAACAGCATGGCCGCCTCCGCCAGATCTGGCCGGAACTCCCAGGGGCCAGCACCGGCCTCTGCCGCGGCCTTGTCGGCGAGGAAGCGTGCGGCAGCCTGGCGCACGGACTGGCAGGCCGGGATCTCACCCCCGACCACCGCCTCGGCATAGGCCACCGCAGCCGTCACACTGGGGCAGACCTCCTGGGGGTCAGGACGCGTCTTGGCGGCCATGGATCACCTGCAGGCGGGTCCAGGGGCTGTTCTGGGCCGGCTCCTCCGCTTGGCCGGCCGCGAGACGCGGCCGAGCCGCCGGACTGAAGCCCAGTTCTGCGGCGGCCCGCAGCATGGTTTCCGCCGCCTGGCGGATGATGCGCAGATACGGCGACGGGATCGGCTGACCGTCCTTGCCGCGGGTCATCAGCGGCAGGGAGGAGCTGGCATCCAGCTTGGCCTGCTGCTGCACGGCCGTGCGGTGGCGATCCTCCGCCTCGACCCAGACCGCCAGCACGCCGCGATCAATCGCCTTCAGCAGCCCCTTCGGCGCATGCGTCATCGCATAGGCCCAGCTCTCTTGCTGCCCCAGACTCATCCACTCCGGCGCGGTGGCCGCCAGCTCCCCCTCCGGCACCGGCTCACCCGCCCGGCCGCGGCCGTGGCGCATGGTGTTGAAGGAGCCGCGGAGCTGGTGCAGCTGGGTCGGGATAGGCTTGGGGCCAGGGCGCGGCATCAGACGAGCTCCACCCCCTCAGCGCGGCGTGCCTCGGCCACAGCGGCAAAGGACCGGCCACCCGCCTCCAGCATCGCCTGCTGCCCTGTGAAAGCCTGCCAACGCAGCACCGCCACATCGACATAGGCCGGATCGAGTTCCAGGGCACGGCAGGCGCGGCCGGTCATCTCTGCCGCGATCAGGGTCGTGCCGGAGCCGGAGAAAGGCTCATAGACCGCCTGGCCCGGCGAGGAGTTGTTCTCGATCGGCCGGCGCATGCAGGCCACTGGCTTCTGGGTGCCGTGGACCGTCGCTGCGTCCTGGTCGCGCGAGGGAATGGACCAGAGGGTAGTCTGCTTGCGATCGCCGGACCAGTGCCCTTTGGCGCCGCCTCGCACGGCATACCAGCAGGGCTCGTGCTGCCAGTGATAGTGCCCACGGCTCATCACCAGCCGGTCCTTGGCCCAGATGATCTGGGCACGGATCTGGAAGCCGGATGCGGTGAGGCTCTCGGCCACGGTGGTGGCATGCAGGGCGCCGTGCCAGACATAGGCGACCGCGCCGGGGAACAGCGCCCAGGCCTCCCGCCAGTCCGCCCGATCATCGTTCAGCACCTTGCCGGTGCGGACGGTCTTGCTGCCCTCCAGGGCCGCGTTGCGCCAGGCGGGGTCATACTCGACGCCATAGGGCGGGTCGGTGACCATCAGGTGCGGCACCACGCCGTTCAGCGCCCGCGCCACAGCCGCCGCGTCGGTGCAGTCGCCGCAGACCAGCCGGTGCCGGCCGAGCTGCCAGACGTCGCCCACACGGCTCACCGGCGCCGCCGGCGTCTCGGGTACCTCATCCGGGTCGGTGAGCCCAGCACCCTGCTCTGCCGCCAGCGCCGCCAGTTCCTCGTCGCTGAAGCCGGTCAGCGACAGGTCAGCCCCCATGCCGGCGAGGTCCGCGAGTTCGGCCCGTAGCATCGCTTCGTCCCAGCCGCCGTTCAGGGTGAGCTTGTTGTCGGCCAGCACATAGGCGCGCCGCTTGGCCTCGGACCAGCCGCGGGCGATCATCACCGGCACGTCCGCGAAGCCGAGACGCTGCGCCGCGAGCACCCGCCCGTGGCCCGCGATAATGGTGCCGGCCTCATCAACCAACACCGGCACGGTCCAGCCCCATTCCTGGATCGAGGCAGCGATCTGCGCGACCTGTGTCTCGGAATGCGTGCGGGCATTGCGGGCGTAGGGCGTCAGGCGATCGAGAGGCCAGCGCTGCACCTGATCCGCGGGCCAAGCCGTGCTCTGCATCGATGCGATCTCCCGTCCGGCAAATTGGCCGAATGTGCAACCGTGAAAAATCTGCGGGGGACTCGGTCTAGGGCCGCTGGGTTCCAACTTTCGACCCGCCCCTGGGGGCAGCGATGATCCGGCTCCACGTCGAGTCCCAGAATCCGCCCGGCTGTTTTCTAGGGTGAGAATACGCGCTCTGCACACGCTCCTCCACACGACATCTTTTCGCGCTGCTTCCTTTGTTTGCGCAGCAGGCACAGCAACATCCGCAAGGAGGAACGGGGCGGGATCTGGCGGTCAGCGGTGATGGTGAGCTCAGCGACGCGTGCGACGCGACATCCTGTTAGTGCGCTACACGCGCGCGCGTGGCCGATCTTACGGATCACGCGTCGCACGCGTCGCTGGAACACTCGAAACCACCGTTTCACTACCGGTCTTGCCAATGCTGCGGCACGGCCTCCGGCTTGACGCGGATACCGAGGAACCCGCGTCCTCGAAACAGCTGGCAGTCCTTCACGCGCTGGAAGCCTTGACGCTCCAGCATTGTCGCGAACCACTTGGCGTTGTGGGGTTCATCCGCCCTGCTTTGTGCATAGCTGCGCCAGGAGGAGAACAAGGAGGCGCTCGTATCGCCGAGATCCTTCCCCTGATTGCAGCACTCCTCGACCCACTGTGCCAAGACGTCCTGTTCCGCGAAGTATTCGGCGGTGGCGTCCAATACGGCTTTGGGGCGTTGCAAGCCGTCCCGTTGCCAGGCGAGGCATCCCTCGATCATCCAGCGCAGAATACCCGGCCATTCCGCGCGCAGCTTGTCCGGCAGCGTGGGATCCGGACGCGGTGGCTTATGGAGGAAGGGCACCACGTTGAAGCGTCGGCGCGCCGCATCGTCGACGTTGCGCAGCGCTGGCTTGTGGTTGCCACTGATCGTCAGCTTGAACGCCGGCGTGAAAATGAAGAAGTCCTGCCGCATAAACCGGGCCGTGACTGGGTCACCTCCGGTGAGGGTCTTGATGCGTGCCTCAGCCCAGGCACGCCCCTCCTCCGTCTCGGTGGTCATCACCATGCGCGCGCCGTGCAGCATAGCTAGGTCGGTGGGGTGCCGGTCACCCTGCGAGGCGGTGAAGGTGTCCATCGCGGCGTTCGTGGCATAGGCCCCGAGGATGCCGGCCATGGTGACCAGCAGCACGCCCTTACCATTGCCACCCGGCCCGTAGACGAAGAGCAGGGCGTGCTCCTGCGTCACACCGGTGAGGCAGTAGCCGAACCAGCGCCGCAAGAAGCCGATGAGGTCCTGGTCCCCGGCGCAGGCCTGCTGCAGGAAGGCGAGCCAAGTCGGACACTGGGCCTGCGGCGCCGGTGCGACAGCGGTACTGCGGGAGATCAGGTCTTCCTGGCGCGCCGGGCGAAGTTCGCCGGTCCGCAGGTCCACGGTGCCCTCCGGCGTGCCGAGCAGCCAAGGATCGCGGTCCCAGGCGGCGCTGTTCACCGCGAAGGCGCGGTCGGCCTGCACGAAGCGCTCCACGCCGCTGGCGAAGGCCGCCTTGCCGGCCGCGGTGATCGCCTTGCCCTCACCGGAGGCGGCGGCGCACTGCCGGGCCAGATTGCGCGCCCAATCGAAGGCGAGCCGGGTTTCCTCCCGCTGCCACACCGCGCCGGTCCAGCGGTACCACTTCCCGGCATGGTGGCAGAAGCGCAGAGAGTCTTGATGGTGCTCCACAAAAGCCGCGGCCACGCTGTCCTCCGTGACCGGGCCGGCATTGTCCCCTTCCTCATGCTTCACCTGCCGAGCAAGGCTGCGCCCCTCATCCAGAGCTCTGGCCTCACGGCCGTAGATATCCTGCACACAGCGGTCCACGTCAGCACGGCGGCCTGCCCAGCGGGCATCCCGATCCGCCGGGAAGACCCCCTCCATGAGGTCGATGAGCTTCTGTCTGGCTTCCACCAGGGGCATACCGTTGAACGCCCATCGCCCGAGCAGCCTGGGGCTCGCCTGGTGGTAGTTGGCGCCGCTGACGATCTCGGCGGCCAGGGCAGCCTCATCAAGCCGCCCAGAGCGGAACCCAGTGTCGTCACGCGCAGACACGGCTGCCCCGGTATTCGGCTTGCCGCGCCAGAGCTCGTCGAGCTCATTCAGCTGGTCGATCGGTGTGCCTTCCACCAGGGCGACCTGGTGCGCGGGATTGTTGCGGACGCTACCGAAGTAGTAGCTCTGTGATAGGGTCCAGCTTTCGCCACTGAGGGCGCCGTCAAAGACGCCGTTCAGCCGCCCTAGCAGGTGGGCGCGGCGGTCCGGAGGCAGCTCCTCCGAGAAGAGGCAGAGCACGCGCCAACGCGGCGCGGCTGCCGTGTGGCTGGGTGAGGTATAAGCCAGGGCCAGCAGGTCCGCCTTGGTCAGCCGCTCGACTGCCTCCGCGAAGGCGATCTGCTCGCCGTCGTAGTCCGCCTCGATGCCACTGATCGCCAGCACATTGGCGTCGTGGCGCAGGCTCCCCTTTTCGGTACGCGCCTCTCCGAACCGGGCCAACTTGAGCCACGGCAGCTCGTCCTTGCGGGACGCCGTAATCGTCCGGATCCGCGAGGCAAGCGAGCGGAGGGTGTAGGTCTCCTCCTGCTTCTCGGCAGCGGCGTAGTTCCGGAAGAACGTCACCACAAAGGGTCGATCGAGCAAGCTTTCTGAAACAGTGCGCGTTCCGTCGGTGGACGAACTATCCATCACTCCACCTCATCCGGCCGGCCGGCAGGCATTCGGCGCTGTTCTGCTTCGTAGGCCTCTACGTCCTCCAGACGGTAAGCGACGCGCGCACCGATTTTGAGGAAGGCAGGTCCTTCTCCGGTCCACCGCCAGCGCTCGAGCGTGCGCGTGCTGATGCCCCATCGCAGCGCCAGCTCATGCTGACCGATATGGCGAATGATCGTGCGGGCTGAAGACAAAGTAGTCATGCGATGCACCTCGCAGGAGATCGAGATGCAGCTAGAGTAGTGATCCTGGATGAGTGTAAATCAGTTGAGTTTTATTTAGTTGAGCTATCTATTTTAGAACAGGATTTTTCACTCAACAGCCGCGCGTAAATCTGGGGCAGACGAGTTCGGATGGTCTGTTCATGCGGGATCGAACCATCTCCCTTGCGATGTTCCTTGGCGAGCCGCTTGTGTATTACGCGCGCGAGGTCAGACCAGATTGGCAACTGGGCTGGGCGATTAGCCGCTCGTCGACACACCTCATCCCAATTCGCTCGCAGGGCTGCCTCTATCAGCGGCACGTAACTCATCCGTCCCCGCGGGCGGGGCAAGGAAGCGGCGGCTGCTTCGGGCGCAGTGCTCATCGGTGCCGCGCTGCTGGCTGCTGTGCTGACCAGCGGTACTGGGCGGAACGCGGTTATCTCCATGAACTTGATCTTCTGATTTCCGACCCAGACGCTATCTGCAAACCGGAAGATCAGCAGTCGTGCCCAGATGGACGGGATTACCGACCGAGCAGTAGCCAGGCTTGGCGCAAACTGAAGTCCTTCCAGCACAACCTCGCCCGAGGCGACGCGATTTCGGAAGTCATGCTCCAGTGCCATCCGGGCTTTTTGCTCAGCGTCTTGCAAGGCACTCCGACGTGCATTCTGTGCCTTGGCACGCTCAATGTAGGCAGGTTCCAGCTTGGCCAGCGCCTCCGAGACATACTCCTTCAGAACTGGGTCGTATGTTGGGTAGGGCAGATGGATCAGAGGTGGAAGGACCTCCTGTTTCGTCTCCCGCCAGCGCTCAGCCAGAATAGGATCGGAGAAGGCAAGGAGCGCCCCCCGCAGGGCCAAGCTCCCAGGTTTAGGCGGCACGCCGAGGGTGCTCGCGCATGAGGTCGCCTCCAGATCAAAGTTGCCATTTTGTTCTATCTGACAATGGCCAGCCGGTCGAGCCCGTCGAACCGGCGCGTCGGACCCAAGCAGCTCAACGTCACCGTGAGCCCAACCTCCACCTCCCGCCCCATCTTCGCGAGGTCTGCACCCTGCTCGCGGCGGGCCTCCTACGGCTCCGCAGCCGCACTGCTGAGGATCTTGCACGAGATGCCGAGATCACCCGCGGCACCGGAGAGAATTCGCTACACTTCCAGCCCCACCAGAGCGGTGTTGTGTCTCCTGCAACGCGGAGCTTCACGTGAAACGTAGTTCTTCCAGTTCTCAGCGAGCGAAACAGACTTCCCAGTCGCTCATCCCGGTGGTTTCGCAGACCAGCGTACTATCCCGCCTCGCTGCCGTGAAGACCGACAGCATCATCGACCTAAAGCAGCAATGGCGGGAGCTGTTTGGCACCGAGCCACAGCCCTACAATCGCAAGTACCTGGAGAGCCGCCTGGCCTACCGCATCCAGGAGCTAGCCTATGGCGGGCTGAAACCTCAAACCCTGGCTCGGCTGGAAGCACTGGGTGAGCAGCTCGACGGCGGCAACATCGTCTTGCGCCGGATCCGCCATCAGGATCGCCCGATTGCCGGCACCCGGCTGCTGCGGGAGTACCAGGGCGTCGAACACACCGTCACCGTGACGCGGGACGGCTATGAGTACCTGGGCCGCCCCTACCGCTCCCTCTCAGCCATCGCTCGTGCCATCACCGGCACGCGCTGGAACGGCTGGACCTTCTTTGGCCTGAAGAACCCGCGAGGCCAGGCATGACCCGGCGGCGCGACCTGCAGGGTGAGGCCACCACCCTGCCCGCCAGCGTCCGCAAGACCCGCTGCGCCGTCTACACCCGCAAGTCGACCGACGAGGGGCTGGAGAAGGAGTTCAACAGCCTCGACGCGCAGCGGGAGGCGGCTGAGGCCTATATTGCCAGTCAGCGTGCCGAGGGCTGGGTGCTGGTGCCGGACCGCTACGACGATGGCGGGGTCTCTGGCGGCACGCTCGAGCGCCCTGCCCTACAGCGCCTCATCCGCGACATCGAGACCGGCCTGGTCGACGTGGTGGTCGTCTACAAGATTGATCGCCTCAGCCGCTCGCTGATGCACTTCGCCAAACTCGTAGAAGTGTTCGACGCCAACCAGGTCACCTTCGTCTCGGTGACGCAGTCCTTCAACACCACCACCTCCATGGGTCGGCTGACGCTGAACATCCTGCTCTCTTTCGCGCAGTTCGAACGTGAGGTGATCGGCGAGCGGGTGCGGGACAAGATCGCCGCCTCCAAGGCCCGCGGCATGTGGATGGGAGGCTCGGTGCCACTCGGCTACGACGTGCGCGAGCGCAAGCTGGTGGTGAACGAGGCGGAGGCGGCCACAGTCCGGCGGATCTATGAGGGTTTTGCCACCATTGGCTCGGCCACCAAGCTGGTGAAGATCCTACGGCAGGAAGGGGTGCTGACCAAGACCGGGCGGCCCTTCGACAAAGGGGCGCTCTACAAGCTGCTGCAGCACCGGACCTACCTCGGTGAGACAACCCACAAGGGGAAGATCTACGCCGGCGAGCACAAGGCCATCGTGACACAAGAGCTTTGGGATCGGGTGCATGCCGTTCTGCAGGTGAGCCCCCGCACCCGGGCCAACCACACCCGCCGGCAGACTCCGGCCCTCCTGCAGGGGCTGATCTTTACGCCAGACGGCCGGGCCATGACGCCGACCCACACGCGACGCAGAGGCAAGCTCTACTGCTACTATGTCAGCCAGGTAGTGCTGAAGGGTATCCCGGACGACCATGGGGTGCGGCGACTGCCGGCGGGCGAGATCGAAGGCGCGGTGATCCAGCAGGTCCGTGCGCTGCTGCGGCAGCCGGAGATCGTCGTCGGCACCTGGCAAGCCGCCCGGGCGGAGGCACCAGCCCTGACGGAAGCTGAAACCCGCACTGCCCTCGAGCAGCTGGAGCCGCTCTGGGACGAGCTCTTCCCAGCCGAGCAGGCGCGGATCATCCAACTGCTGGTGGAGCGGGTAGAGGTCAACCTGTTGATTTTCGCTGAGATCTGACCCGGGAGGGGTCAGAGTTTTCGCTGAGAAATGACCCGTGTCTGTTCACCTCCTCGGCCAAACGGCCGGGGTAATCGGAGTGATCGACATGGAGTTGTTGAGCG